ATGGAAAATTCTCAATTTCCAGCGGAAGTGGGTGATAAGACCACTAATTCCGATCCGACCGGAGAAAGTCGGCTTCCCGATGCCTTCCAGCATCGCTTCTTCAGCAAACCTGAAGGTTGGACAGACCAACGTCTGTCCCATTGGATTGAAAACAATCCACTCGCAGATTTATGTCTGCGATTAGCAACCTTCCAAGTTGCTCCAAACGGCAAACGCTGTTTCGACCCTAAAGGTCGTCTCTTCGGTTCGAAGAGATTATACTCCATGATTGGGAGTAAGGTATCCAGAGGTACCTATAATCGGATGGTTTTATCATCCGGTCAACAATGGAAATTTGTTGAAGAATGTTGGATTGCCAACATGCACACAGTCCTGCTTAATCAGGACTTCAATCCCGTTCTCCGGGATGGGCGGCTCTTCCGAGCCGTCAGAACCTATAAGTTATGGTTCTTAAACTTCGCCTTTTCGGGAAGTTCGAAGAAGATAACTCTTCGTGATGGCCGTCGCAAGACGGTCTTCATTCCGATCAACTTTGATCGGCTTCTTCTTGGTCTCAAGAAGCTTGCAAGTCATTTGCAATATGCCGCCTTAAGCGACATGAAGTCCGAAAACACGGACCCTCCTCCAATTCCATATTGGAGAGGTTGGTCTTCTCAGACCAATACCATGGAACTCACATGGTTTGCTGGACATCTCCAGCGATATAAGTCAATTCTTACTGACTTGGAGTTCACCGATCATGAACTTGCGAATCTTTGCCAGATTCGTACCTTCGGACGGGCTCTTCCCTGTCCGACTTCCAGCATGTGCCGGGATGGATTCATCGAACAGATGAATATACTCTCTAACGAGTATAAGACACCACCAAATGTCTTAGAAACGGTCTTCCATTTCTCTAAGGCTCTTGGTAAGAGACTTAATGTCCGCGAAATGCCGACACGGACTCACATATCTGTGAGTACATCTGGCTGCTTTGAAGCCAGCCAATCCGACGGGGGTCTTGCCTCCGTTGTTTCCGAGTGGATTTCTACACTCGACGTACCGCTTGGTGCGGTGCGTGTCGGTCCTATCGGACTGTTCACTCCAGGGTCTTTTGACACTGGCCAAAGTCTTGTTGACTTTATGGGTTCCTTTAAGGGAATCATAGACATCAGAGATGTCTACGGGGATTTATTATTTCCCCGTCCAAGATCATTTTATAATCTTGGTGCAGGTCTAAGATCTTTAGGCCTTAAGAAGAAGAATAGTAGCTTCTTGGACCTTCTTTATGGAGGTGCTGGTCTTTCGACCAAGAAGCGCAAAGCTTCGAAGTTCCTTGGTGAAGGAGCTTTACCATCTACCGTTGGTAAGGCCGCCTTACTGGTGGCCACTTCCCTTGCCTTCCAGCAAGGATCATACTCAAGTGATTTGGGTTATGAGTTCGAACCGACTCATTTCTTACATATCGGGAAATATGTTATCCCAGTTTATTCTGGGCCGGTCATGCGTCACCACATGATCTATAGGCCGATCCAATGGCCTAAAGCCAGGCTAGATTGTCTGGCTGAACCTGGTGCTAAAACCAGGCCGCTTGGTAAAAACCAAGCATGGTTCACTCTCGTGACCCGAGCCATGAGATTCATGGCTGAACCCATCATCGCGAGAGATGGTCGCGCAAGAATTGGCTTGCGTTCCACAAATAAAATGTGGTCATTCCTCAAATTTCTTGGAGGAAAGATCGGAAACTTTGCCGATCTCATCGCCCAGTCGAGCGATTATAAGGCCTCAACTGACCTTATTCCTCTAGACTTACTAGAGGTGATTTGGCGTGGGTTCCTGTGGGGACTCCCCAAATCACACCCTTTCTGGGTGTTCTACAGCTTGATCACTTGCTGTCGGGCCATGTATAAGGCCCCACGCTTTAAGCGTCTTACCCAATTTCCAGATGGGTCTCCGAACCGTCGTGGTTCGTTTATGGGGGAACCCATAAGTTTTCTAACTTTAACGTTAGAGAATCTCCTCGTTGAGGAGATATCCGAATATTATTTTCGGAATCCACTCGAACCCGTGTGGTCTTTCCCAAAGTACTTTGGGACATACGGACAAGATCCGTGTTGTATCTGCGGCGATGATGTCGCAGGAATCCGGACGCAGTTACGCCGGGTTAAACTCTTTAAAAGAGTAGCAACCGATATGGGTTGGCAATTCTCCTCTAAGGACGGAATGTCCCGGAGAATAATGATCTTCTGTGAAGATCATGCCATTATCAAAAATGATAATGGAAAACGTACGATTGAGTACGTAGACGTGATAAAGTCACGTCTCCTCACGACCATGAGTCGTGAGCACTCCGAGAACCGGAGTTCTATCCTCGGTAAAGGGAGGATGTTAAGTAATCAACTTGATTACTTTGAGAATCGATTTCTCAAAATAGCTATACTTAGCTATTTCCGAAACATCTTTGACAGATGTTATAATTACGGAATAATTCGTAATGAGGCATGTAAGTTGCCTATTTATCTTCCACCATGTTGTGGAGGTATGGGTCTTCCCATAGTCGACAGCATCATGCCGTCGTTTATGTGGCCTTATATTGGCTACATTTTCAAGGTACTTGAATTACCTTCCGAATCAGATCGATTCGTTACACTGAACGGTTTGTCCAGTCTTAATGCCAGAGTTAAGCATGGCATTTCCAGCGATGTCTCGCCGGTACTCAAAGAGATCTTTGAGTCCTACTCCCGGGCACTTCCCGGGGAGTCCAGAGTTAAAGGTAACTCTATCTACAATGATGATTTCATTGTTACACTTCTTCGAGAGGTGTACTCGGTGGAAGTTCCACCGGATCCGTACACAAAAAAGTACGATTTCTCCTCACTGGAGAATGAAGCCAGCAGAGTTGGCTTTGTGACTTTGCAGTCACTACCCACCGAAATCGAGCGGGTTTTAAACTTTCAGAAATTCCTGAAAGGTGACTACAAAAAGGAGTCAAGAACCTTCAACGTCTGGTTGAAGCAGTCTTCCAGATTCTGGAAGAAGGTCTTCCGCGAGGAAGACATCCAAGCTCTTTCTGCGCTTGGTCGACAGCGTTTTAAGTCTGTCGCCCTGCTTGAGAGAGCAGTTACCAGAGGGTTTTCCGGCTGGATTTATGTTGGTGACGATATCTCCAACATGAACCTGATTAACTCAGGTCCTTCAATGAAGGTAGCCTTTTCTGAAGGCTCACGACTGGCAGGTCGTATGTCAACCTATGCTGATAGGTTTGTTCCGGACTCTTAGGGTCCGATACCAGGTGGGTTTCCCCACAAGTCTGTCGAGGCAGACTCGGTCCTGGATTTGGATCTGCTATGCCCTTGAGAAAGGCACGGCTCCCGTTTATCAGGCGGGTTAAGCTATTAAAAT